GCGTATCACTTATTTGTTTTTGGTTTCAAAATATTACACCGTTGTTTTTAGGAGCAACGGTGTATTTTATTTTGACAAATAAACAATTTGTAAGTAAAAACTTTATAATACAAGACGAAAACAATATTACATTTAGAAAAAACATAGATGATTTAAAACAAAATCAAAATGTATTGAATAATAATATTAATAAATGCATTAAAATAATTTATGGCAAGAAAAAAACAAACGAACGAAAATAAAGTTAAACCAAAAGGATTGTTTGATCATATTAATCAAATAAGGAACGTAAAAAATCCGGGTTATTACGATAGTTTAACAGACGTAGAAAAAAAATCATTTAATCATTATATGATTTGTAGATTTTTAAGCATGGATCCAAACGTGATTGACGAAGTATGTTATCTTAGCAAAATTTTTGATAAAATGGACAGTAAATCTTTTTATAAAGTTTGTTGTGAAGTTATTAAACCCGTTAAATTTACACCTTATATAAAAAGTAAAAATAAAAAATTTAATAAATCTATTCTAGAGTTAATTGGTGATAGATATCAGATAAGCAAATCTGAAGCTAACGAATATTGTGAGATTATGTCCAAGACTGAAGTAGGATTGAATCGACTATACGAGGATTGTAGAGGATATGGAATGGAAGATAAACAAATAGATAAAATTATAAATAAAGATGAAGAATAAAAAAATTATAGGCATTGGCGGAGTAGCTAGAACAGGCAAAAATTTATTTGCAGATATTGCAAGTAATATTTTAAAAGAAAAATATAACAAAACCTGCAAATCTTTTGCACTGGCGTATTATTTGAAAAAAGATTGTGAACAGTTTGTTAAAGAAAAATTAAATATGAACGTGTGGTCTGAATTAACAGAGGAAAAAAATGTATTTAGACCTTTATTAGTATGGTATGGCGGCATAAAAAGAAAACAAACAGAAGGAAGATATTGGATAGAAATGTTGCAAAAAGATCTTGAAAAATCAAATGCGGATATAAACATAATTACGGACATTAGATATTCTATCTACGATAAGGATGAGGTTTATTGGATAAAAAACGAATTGAAAGGTACACTTGTTCATCTGTCTAAATATTACTTTGCAGGAATGAAAACAAATCGGTTTCAACAACCACAACAAAAAAAGTTATATATGGAGCCAGCAAATGATCAAGAAATGATAAATGACCCAATTATTAAACGTGGTAGTGATATTCAAATTGAATGGGAAGATTCCACTGATAGAACCCACGAATTATACAGTTTAGCTTTAAAAGATGAAATTTTATTAAAAACAGTAGACGATGTTTTAACTAAAATAGTATGATTTATAATCAAAGTTTTTTTAATATAGAATCAGTTAAGGATAATGTCATACTATTTAACTGTGAAAATTCACGACAAAATAAATTATTTAGAGACACTATAAATCAATATCATTCTTATGTGAAATATAAAGATTCTCCGACTAGAAACATAAGATATTTGGTATACGAATCTAAGAGTGGAAATTTTGTAGGAGCCGTTGGTTTAAGTAGTGCTACAATTGCGGTAGCGTGTAGAGATAATTATATTGGGTGGAATAATACAACAAAAATGAAACATCTTAACAAAGTAGCGAATAATAGTAGATTTTGCATAATTCAAAAAAACACCACTATAAAAAACATTGCGAGTTCAACTTTAAAACAGTTAAGAATTTCCGGACGCAGAGATTGGAAAGAACGTTATAATGATAATCTAATTTTAATAGAAACATTCGTACAACCTGAAAGAGACGTTGAATATAATGGAAATGCCAATAGAAACGGCAGCTGTTATAAAGCTGACAATTGGATTGAAATAGGAATGACCTCAGGATCAAGTATTCAAAAGTCTCCTTTACTTTTATGGGCTAAAGAAAAAGGCGAACGAGGCAGACTGGCTAGAGAAAATAAAGAAGAGTGTTTGAAAAAATACGGAAGTTATTTAGGCGAATATAGCAAGAGTGGATATAAGGTTACTGAAAGTAAAAAAAAGATAGTTTTTGTAAAACCGTTGGTTTTTAATTGGAAAAATATATTAAATGAATTCTAATTTTTTCTAATCTTTTCTAAAGTTTAATACTATGTATTATCAAATGACGGATAATAACGATAAAACATCTATACAAGTTTCGACTACAATACGAGATCTTCTCAAAGAATTTTGCGATGATAATGGTTATAAAATGAATCGATTTGCTGAAAAAGCAATTTTAGATGCAATATCCGGAAGTTATAAAGTAAAATCATATGAAATTGACAAAACAACAAGCTGAACAAAAGGTATACGAATTGACTGAACAATTAATAAAGGTTAAGTTAGATCAAAAAGATGTTAATGCAGGATACAAAGAAAAAATCAAAGACATTGAATCGGAAATAAAAGCAATTATTGAAGATTATAATTCTAGTGGCGTAAAAACTCCTTGACTTACATGATTTAAAATGAAAAAGAAAAAAATATTATTACTGAGCGACGATTTAAGAATGTTTAGTGGAATTGCTTGTCAATCACGTGAACTTGTTTTAAACACAATTCACCATTATGATTGGGTACAAATCGCAGGCGCAATTAATCATTACGACAAGGGAAAAATAATAGACATGTCAGCTGCCGCAAACGAATATACAAAACTACAAGACGCATATTTAAAATTGTATCCGGTAGACGGATATGGTAATGAAGATGTATTAATGGCGGTTATGAATATGGAAAAGCCTGATGCAATTTTACACTTTACCGATCCTAGATTTTGGGGGTGGTTGTATCAACTTGAAAAAAAGATTAGACAAAAAATTCCATTGACGTATCTTAATATTTGGGATGACGTTCCATATCCTATGTGGAATCGACCTTTTTATGAAAGCTGCGACACGTTATTTTCTATTAGTAAACAAACTATGAATATAAACAAGTGGGTGCTTAGACCGGAAAACTGTCTAACCGTAGACGGCGAGTTTAACACAGATGGAAAGTTAATCAAAAATTAAAAGGAAAAATATGTCAGTAAAAGGAAAACATCTATTACATTACGTTCCTCATGGAATTAATAGTGAAGTATTTAAACCACTAAATAAAACCGACGAGAAACTCGTCGCGATGAAAAAAAATATTTTTAAAGATATTGATTATGATTTTGTATTTTTTTACAATAGTAGAAACATTCAAAGAAAAAGAACATCTAATATAGCATTGGCGTTCAAAATGTTTTGTGACAATTTACCAAAAGAAAAATCGGAAAAATGTATTTTGGTATGTCATACCGAACAAGTATTAGATGCCGGCACCGATTTAAAAGCTATTCAAGAAGCGTTTTTACCAGATCATAATTTTTTGGTAATTCAAGATAGATTTTCGCCCGAAGATATGAATGTTCTTTATAATATCGCAGATGTAACGATTAACGTCAGTTCAAATGAAGGGTTTGGGTTGAGCGTAGCAGAATCTATAATGGCAGGAACTCCTGTTATTGTAAATGTTACAGGAGGATTACAAGATCAAATTGGTCAACTAGATGATGAAGGAAATCCAATAGAATTTGATGTTGATTTCTCATCAAATAACGAAAAAAAATATAGCCGTCACGGTGTGTGGGCCAAACCAATATGGCCGGTAACTAGAGTAGTTCAGGGGTCACCACCAACGCCATACATTTTTGATGATTTGTGCAAATGGGAAGATGTGGCTAACGCAATGATGTATTGGTATATGATGTCCGAAGAAATTCGAGAAAAGTTTGGATTAGAAGGACGCCGATGGGCTATGAATGAGGGGGGGTTAAATCATAAAAATCTCGCGCACCAATTTATTAAAGCCATGGATTTTACACTAGAAAATTTTGTTCCTGAGAAATCGTTTTCACTGCACACTCCGACCGAACATGTTGGCCATAAAATGCCAAAAAATTGTTTGGGATTTAAAATGCCAAAAATTGATGTGGACAAAATCATGCGTGAAATAAAAGAAATTGAAAACGTGAAATAAAAACTTATAATTATTAAAATATGACAAAAATTCAAATTTTAAAGAATGAAACGTATTCGTCAGAAGAAAAATTGCCAAAACCGGCCACATCTCGTTCGACGGGCCGAGATATAATTGCTACATCGGAACCAGAAATTGTTGGAACAAAACAAAACAAAGACGGATCAGGATACTATTATAAATCAATTGATTATATTCAATATAGAACCAATTTGTTTACTTCGGTTCAAATGAATAATATATCTGATTATGATATTTTAGGTTTTCCCAGATCTTCAATATCCAAGTATAATTTGATGTTGGCCAACTCGATATGTTTAATTGACGCTGATTATAGAGGAGAAATATTATTAAGATTCAAATATATTTGGCAACCCGACGATTTTCTATACGTTCCCACAACGGAACCAAATACGGGATCATCTTTAATTGTAGGCCGACCGAATTTAAATAAAATTTATAAAAAAGGCGATACTATATGCCAATTAAAAGTAACTCAAATAGAAAATGTTATATTTGAATTAGTGAATGTTTTAGACTCTACCGAAAGAGGTAAAGGTGGATTTGGGAGCACCACTGAAAATAATACCGAAAAAAATAAAGTTTCGATTCCTGAACACTTAATAAAGATGTATGAAAAAACAAATGTTTCTACACCGAGGAAACGATATAGCGATTTAATAAAAGAAAGAGAAAATTAATTTATATGAGTAAACCAATTTGTATATTACAGTCTCCACTTTTTACTAGAAGCGGGTATGGTGAGTGGAGTATGGCAATGGCTAAATCATTATTACGATATAACAAATTTGATTTAAAAATTGCGCCAACAAGATGGGGCGCATGTCCATCTAAAAGTAATCTAGAAGAAATTACAGATGAAGTTGAAAAAGAACTATTCGCCAAGATTATTCGTGAACCTTTGAATAAACAACCAGAATTATTTATTCAAATTAGTATTCCCAGCGAATTCCAAACCCCAGCAAAATTTAATATTGGTATGACGGCAGGAATAGAGACAACTATTCCATCAGGAGATTGGATTGAAGGAATGAACCGAATGAACGTAAATTTTGTTCTTTCTAAATTTGTAAAAGAAGTATTTGAAAAAGTAAATTTTCTAAAACAACATCCGAATGGACAAAAAGAAGAAATTAAGTTAATAAAACCGACAGAAGTAGTTAATTGGGGAGTTAATACTAACATATATAAAAAAACCGATGAAACCGTTTCATCAATAGAAAATGAGCTTTCGAACATAAAAGAAGATTTTTGTTTTTTGTTTGTAGGACAATGGACGCACGGCTCTGCATATGGAGATAGAAAAGATATAGGAATGTTAATCAAGACATTTTTAGAAACTTTCAAAAATTCAAAATACAGGCCTGCTTTGATATTAAAAACGAGTGGAGCTACTTTTTCTAAAATTGATAAATATGAGTGTCTCTCCAAGATAAATCAAATTAAAAATGACGTGAGCGGAGATTTACCTAACGTGTATTTACTACATGGTGAATTGAGTGACGTTGAAATGAATGCATTATTCAATCATAAAAAGGTTAAGTGTCATGTGAGTTTTACGCATGGAGAAGGATACGGACATCCATTATTGTTATCTGCAATGAGCGGTAAGCCGGTGATGGCATCTGATTGGAGTGGACACTTAGAATTTCTAAATAAAGACAATTCATATTTATTGAGAGGAGACGTCAAAACAATTTCACCAGAATCAGTAAATCAGTATCTTATCAAAGAATCAAGTTGGTTTTATGTTGATTATGAAAAAGCCAAAGAAAAATTTGTGGGAATGATTGTTAATTATGATAAGCTTTTGAAAAAGTCTGAGGAATCAGTAACAAGTTTAGTTGAAAAATTTAACGAGTCGGCCATAGACAAACAGTTTCATACTATGTTGGATAAACATGTTCCTGAATTTGCAATTGAAAAGAAAATTGTTTTGCCGAAGTTAAAGAATATCGAACTACCAAAACTCAATAAAATACAAACGGAAGAGACAACAACGGTTACGTCATAGGTTGTGAATAAACCTTTTATAAGTTATTTAGTTACGTGTAAAAATGAAGGATATTCATTACAATTTTTATTTGACACTCTTTTCAAATACAAGGATGACGCAGAAACTATTATTTTAGACGATTATAGCGATGACCTGGATACTTTGTCAGTTTTGCAAAATGTAGAAAAAAATTCTAATGGATTTTTTAAAGTTTATAAACGTCATTTAGATAAAAATTATGGAGAACATAAAAATTATGGAAAATCTTTGTGCAAAGTAAAGTGGGTATTTCAAATTGATGCCGATGAAATTCCCTCGGAAATTTTAATGGAAAACTTAAAAGATATTTTGAAAGAAAACGAAGATGTTGAATTGTTTTGGG